TCCGGCCTTGCCGACGTGCTGGCGCAGCGGCCGGCAGAAATCGCATCCATCAAAATCTATCAGAACATTGATGTACTGCCGGAATCCCTGCTCGATCAGATGGCGCACGACTTCAACGTCGCTTGGTGGAACTACGACTGGACGATTGAACAGAAGCGGGATATGTTCCGCGAGTCCTGGCACATCCGGAAGCATCTCGGCACGAAATACGCGGTTGAACTGGCGCTTCAAAGCTCCTTCGGCTCTGGGCGCGTAACAGAATGGTTTGAGTATGGCGGCGAACCGTACCACTTCCGCATTTTAGATGTCGATGTGAACTATATCGCCGCCAACCTGAGATCGTTCTACAAGATCCTTGAAGTCGTCGGGCGCAAGAGTGCTGTTCTGGATGCAATCCGCACGCTGTCCGTGCGCGACGCGACGGTATATTATGGCGCGGTCATGCGCACCGGCAAGAAGCTGTATCTCGACATGGATGCCGTGGATGCGCCGGCCGCTGATTACGACATCATGGGCGACGAAAACGGCAATGCGCTGGCTGACTGGGACGGCGGCATCATTGTCATCGACAAGGAGGCAACATCATGACCCATTACATCACACAGGACGGGCTTAACGTCATGCTCCGAGGCTTGCTTGGGGATAAGATCGAGTTCACGAAGATCAAATTCGGAAATGGCACCCCCGGTGACGGTGCGGCGGATCTGGTAAACCCACTGCTGGAACTCGGCATTACCACAAAAAAGCGCGAGGGAAGCTATATCACGCTCGGCTGTATGTTCACGAACACGGAGCTTGATGTCGATGCTTTCTGGGCGACGGAGATTGCGGTCTATGTAAAAGACCCGGCCGATGCTACCAAGGAGATCTGTTATGGCATTTGGGAAGAAACAGATACCAGCAAGGCGGACTATATCAGTCAGTCCGAAGAGCGGATCCTTGAATCGCAATATTCCGTACACGTTTATGTCTCGACCGCCGAGAACGTCACTGCTGTAATCACCGGCTCCTTTGTCTATGCGTCCGTCGCTGATCTGGAGGCCCACACGTCGGCCAAGGATAATCCGCATGGCGTCACGAAAGATCAGATTGGGCTTGGCAATGTTGAAAATAAGGCCATCGGAGATCAGACCCCGGCGTGGACGATTGCAAAAACGCTGGTCAAGCTCACCAGCGGTGAAAAGCTCTCTGCTGCATTCGGGAAGATCGCAAAAGCGATTGAGATGCTTATCAATCACATTGCCGACAAGAACAATCCTCATGGCATTGATGCGAAGGCCATCGGTGCAGCTGCTTCTTCGCATACGCATTCTGCATCGGATATCAACGGCGGCACGATTCCCGTTACCCGCGGCGGTACGGGCCTTGCGAAATTCACAAAATACGGCATCCTCTTCGCAATGGACGAAACAACGCTCGGACAATTAGACGTCCCAGAATCTGCGTCTTTTCTACAGCTCCAAAAAGGGCAAGTGCCGTCTTTTGTATCCATGGATGAGCTGTCGCTTTTTGCATATGGTACAAATCCACCGACGACAAACAAGCTCTGGATTGATACCACACCAAGCACTGGCGGCTTAAAATACTACAACGGTTCGAGCTGGGAGCACGTTCCGGTATCCTATACCTGATTCGGGAGGATGGCACTATGATGAAGATCACCATCGACAATGAGCTTTGCGACTACATTGAATCGCTGCAATATGACCGGAACGCGCTTGCTGATCTGCTGTGTATGGCTGCACAGCGCGGGATACAGGACAGCGATGCATATAAATCGTGGCAGCGCGATTACATCGAGAAAAGCCGCGAGTATGAAACTGCGCGAGGCGTCCTTGTGGGCCGCTTCGTTATTCCTGCTGCAGGGGATGCGAACGTGATCTGGAATCTTGACTTCCAGACGGCAACGCTGACGATCCGCAGACGTGAGGAGAAGTGCAATGAGAAGTCCGAATGAATCCTATACGGATATGCTGGCGCGGCTCTTTCCCACGCCGGGAATCAAGCTTGGAATCAATTCGCCGCATTCCAAAAGCATTACCTTTCAGGTGACAGAGGACTGCAACCTGCGGTGTTCTTACTGCTATCAGGGGTGCAAGACGCACCGGAAGATGTCTTTTGAAACGGCGAAAGCCGCGGTCGATATGCTGCTTGCGGCAGACGAACGGACAAATCATTACATCACGTCTACGGAGACTGCCGGGGTGGTGCTGGACTTTATCGGCGGTGAGCCACTGCTGGAAGTGGAGCTGATCGACCGCATTCTGGATTACTTCGTGGAACAGACATTCCGGCTGCACCATCCGTGGGGCATCCGCTGGAAAGCATCTATGTCCACAAACGGCACGCTGTACTTCCGCCCGGAGGTACAGCGCTTTTTGAAGAAATGGGCCGATCATTTGTCGCTGTCCATCAGCATTGACGGCGATAAGCAGCTGCACGATAGCTGCCGTGTGTTCCCGGACGGCTCCGGCAGCTATGACCTTGCAATCGCGGCGGCAAAGGACTACATGGCCAATGGGCATTATCTTGGCTCGAAGATGACCATTGCGCCCGGGAATGTAGATTATCTGTACCACGCGGTGATCGGGCTGATGGACGCTGGATACCATGCGATCAACCTGAACTGCGTGTACGAAAAGGGCTGGACACTCGATCATGCGGCGACGCTCTATAAGCAGCTCAAGCAGCTTGCAGATTATATTCTGACGCTCGACGACCAGCCGTATCTTTCGATTTTCAGTGAGATCATCGGACATCCCATGCGCGAGGACGAAAACCAGAACTGGTGCGGCGGCACTGGCCTGATGCTGGCCGTCGACTGCGACGGCCTGTTCTTCCCGTGCCTGCGCTACATGGGAACTTCCCTCGGCGGTGAGCAGCGGCCATATACCATCGGTGATCTGGAGCATGGCATCAACGTCCTGCCGGAGCACCGGGCGCGTGTGGCAGAAATGGCCGCAGTCACGCGGCGCAGTCAGTCCAGCGACGAATGCTTTGGCTGCCCGATTGCGTCCGGCTGCTCCTGGTGCAGCGCGTACAACTACCAATGCACCGGAACACCGGATAAGCGCGTGACGTACATCTGCCCGATGCACAAGGCACGTGTGCTGGCTAACGCCTATTACTGGAACAGACTGTATAGAAGCCAGAACAGCGCAAAGCGCTATCGTCTGGACATTCCGGACGAATGGGCGCTCGAAATTATTCCGTCTGAGGAACTTGCAAGCCTCAAGGCGCTTGCGATGGAGGGGTAGTATGGCAAACGTTGAAGCTCAAAGATTTGCCGATTTGAAAGCGCGTGTGCGGGCCGAGTGTCTGCGGCGCTGCTACACTGGCTCTGTCGCTGCCTATGGCGGGGCCGACTACGAATACACAAATCCGGCAGCGACCGGCCACACCATCGACACGGAGCACTATGAAAAGCTGGCTTTTCCGCTGGCTCAAATCAACAGCTCCAAGGTAAACGGCATCGACGGTGACCGAGTTATCACGGATGAGGATATCACAGCCTTTGAGTCGGCGCTTACGCTTTTCGAGTCGCGCGCCATGACGGACAAGACACAAGGGGACTGCCAGGCATCTTGTACCGGGGCCTGCTACACTGGCTGCACATCCGACTGCAAAGGCGCCTGTACACAAAGCTGTGCTGACGACTGCACTGGAGAGTGTACCGGGTGCGGTACCGGCTGTGCCGGCAGCTGCAGCGGATCGTGTACTGGAGAGTGTACAGGGTGCGGCGAGGAATGCGCAGGGGCATGCTACGGGTGCAGCGCATGGTGTACCGTTGCCTGTGTCGGCGGGTGTGACGGCTCCTGCAAAAACAACTGCGGCGGTGACTGCAAATCACAATGTACTACGACCTGCGGCAATCAGGGCTGTGTTGGATCGTGCCTCGGACTTTGCTCGTCCGGGTGTACGACATCGTGCCAGAAAACCTGCGGATACTGCGGGACGAACTGCACGGGCGTATCGAAGTAAGGAGGATGCTTCTTGGAAATTGCAAGTGAATTTGAAATCGCAACGGCAAACCTTGCGTGTGCACTGGCAACGGATACGGTATCCGACGAACAGCGTGACGCGATCCGGCGAACTGTGAACAGCATTGACCGCGCCGTAAGCACGCTGAATCTGTTTATCGTCTCCTATTGCCGCAAGCTCATGGCAAATGAGATATCCGGCGAAAAGGCGGCGCTTGCCGTAAGTGCAGAGTATCGCGCCTGCGGACTTCCCGATACGCTCGGATATGCCGTTTTCAAGCCGGCAGTCGATATGTTTTTCTCCCACAAGGCGGGTGCGCTCACTGAGATTGACGGCAGGATCAAGGCCGTCATCAACATCTTCGGGATGGCCTGCTCCTGTTCGGAGCAGCGCGTCAAGGATGCACTGCAGATCTATTGCCTCCGGCTGCTGAATAATTTTGGACTTGTCACATACGACATCGCGCTTACGCGCAGAATCATTTCGGCAATCAACACCATCACGGAAGAGCGGAAGGCCAAGGCAATCATGCCTCCGGCGCTGCTTGCGGAATTGTAAGAAGGAGGCCCACATGGCTATTGAAAATGTGAATCAGAAGCCGGCTGCTGCGTCGGCAGCATTGGCCGACTATCTGATTGCATCTATCGGCGGCAAGGTTCGCCGCGTCCCAATCAATACTTTGGCTGATATCCTTACAGACGCCGAAGTAGGAATTATCAATGCAGCTGCGGAGGCGCTGATCTCCGCAGCCGGTAAGTCCAGCTACATTGGCACCAATGGAAATTGGTATGTATGGGACGGTAAGAAAAATGCCTTCGTTGACAGCGGCAAGCCGTCGCGTGGTGAAAAGGGCGACGCGGGCGTAATCTTTACGCCGCATCTGTCGGAAGACGGCATCCTCAGCTGGACGAATAGCGGTAAATTGCCGAATCCGAAGCCTGTCAAGTTGAGCGGTGCGGGCGAAGTCACGGCGGAATCCATTAAAGAAGCGCTGGGGTATACGCCAATTGGCGAAGATGATCTGCCCATTTCCTCTGTCAACGGCCAGACCGGTACAGTCAAAACATCGTGGTACTTCAACGTAACCGGCAGCGTTGCCAGCCCGGCGACAACGCAGACGGCTGCGCAGATTGTAGCCGCGCAGGAGGCTGGTTTTGCTCCCATCTGCTCGGCGACGTTTTCCGACTTTCAAGGGCTTCCGGCGACGCTGCCAGCGCTGTTGATCTCCAGCACAGCCTGCGTTTTCGGCGGTATTGGTTCGACTGGTGGAGATACCTTTTACTTGACCGTGATGATTGACGGCGCTGGAACTCTGACAGCGAAAACGGACGATGTTGCGGTCAAGGGTGACATCCCGAAAAGTCTGAAGAACCCCAACGCGCTGAACATCAAGGTCGGAGAGACGACGACCTCTTATGACGGCAGCTCGGCGAAAACCGTGGAGATTCCCAAGCAGACTTATACCCTCACGGATGCGCAGGTATCCTCGGCGGTAGACACATGGCTGACGGAGCATCCGGAGGCGACGACGACCGTTCAGGACGGCAGCGTTTCCGCGCAGAAGCTGGCGGGCTACAGCACGGAATGCAGAGACATTCCGTGGACGCTGTTTTTGGACGGATACAAAACGATTGCCGGAGACACGCAGGAGGACGCCGACTGCGCAGTTTACGCGGTAAAGTTCGAGGCCGGGAAAACGTACTGCCTCACTGGAACGCCGTATCCGGTAAATACGAATGAATTTGTGACAGATCCTGATGTTAGAAATTTTGGCTGGTATCGCGCTTATTCGGCACTGCCGGATGTGGCCGCGAATCTTGCGGCAGGACGGGATAGACTCTATGGCCAATTCTCGTTGGGAATCCTTACCACGAACATTACGAAAGCGCTCAGTGACGGCTACATCGAGCCTGCAATTCCCGGCCAGACGTCGATTAGTAGTCCGCAGTATTTCACGGTAAAGCAGGATTGGTATTTACTCCGGGCAAGTGTGAAGCCGAATGCCGGCCAGCGCGTCAACAGTAACCTCGTGGCGGAAGTGCCGGCAGGAATGACCACCACCGGGAACGGGGCATATGGGCAGAGCTGGGGCGTTTACAAAAAGGATCTTGGAAACGACTACGCAAGCGACAGGGGTTATTTGCAGCAGATTTTCGCATCCAAAACGGCGAAAACGGAGAATCAGCGCGCTTATGCGGCCATGTCCAGAGATGTTCCGCGCGACAGAACGCTGTGCATTCAGTTCATAGGCGACTCCATCACATGGGCGGCGTCGAATGCAGGATTGTCGAACGCATTCCGCAAATATGTGCCGATGAACCTGCGGGCGCAGTCCATGGCGCTGTGCCAGAGCGGCGCGTCGGTGACGACGGGCAGCGGCAGCTTTGACTGGAATGGGAAACAGAACACCGACGCGGCCTATGACGCGGCGATGTCGGGCTATTCCGGGCTGACGCAGAAGCTTGCGGAGTACAAGACGAATCTGACTCTCAAAATGTGGGCGGATGCGGTCGATGTTGTGGTCGTCGAGCTTGGAACGAACGATCACTGGGAGCAGGCGGCGTTGGGCGTTCCGACCGATCTGACGGAGGACACGAACTTCTACGGCGCGGTCGAAAAAACGCTGACGCTGCTGGAGGAGACGTTCCCCAACGCGCAGATCCTGTGGCTGCTGCCGTTCAAAAATCAGAAGTGGAAAACCAGTACGGTCAAGATGGTGGATTATCTGATCGCGTTGAAGATCCTCTGCCAGATGCACACGCGCTGCTGGGTTCTGGATCTGTTCGACAAGTGGTTCCTCAACTACGACGATGCCGATGTGCGCAGCAAATTCTTCCGCGACAGCGTGCATATTACCGGCGACGCGCATAAATGTGTGGCGGAATCCATGATCGACAAGATCCGGCAGATCATCTCCGTCTGCGGACTGCGCCAGATCGAGACCGTGCGTATGACCAATGGCGACGACAGCGTGTATGGAAACGCGGCGAATGCGTGAGGAGGCAAGTATGACGGATACCTGCGTATGCTGCGGACAGACGGTCCCGGAGGGCAGGATGGTTTGCCCGGAGTGCGAGATCGAGACGGAAGGGAGGTATAAGCAGATGGAAAACTTGAATTTGAGGAGTGGAGACATTGGAGGTGGCAGAGATGGGCAGCATTACGCTTGACGTCGGACAACTCGTCTTGACCTTTGTAGCCGCGATGGGCATACCCTCGGCGCTCATGGGCTTCATTGTCTGGAAGCTGGAGCGGCGAATCTCGAAACAGGATCAAGAGACAGAGGATAGGGAAGCAGCACGGGAAAAGATGCTGCTTCTCGTCATTCAGTCGAGCAGCGCCGCGATTGCCCTGGGCGAAGCCACAGCCAAGGCCGTGCAGCGGATTCCGGATGCGCATTGCAACGGAGATATGCACGCGGCTTTGGACTACGCGGCAAAAGTGAAACACGAGCAGAAGGACTTTTTATCGGCACAGGGCATTCACGCCATGTATGACTAAGGAGGAACACGATTCATGGAATACAACATTACCACCATCATTCAGGCGGTATTTGCGCTGATCGCAGCAGTCATTACCGTCATTGTCATTCCGTACATCAAGAGCAAGACCACAGCCCAGCAGCAAGCAGAAATCAACGCATGGGTGAAGATTGCCGTATCTGCCGCAGAGCAGATTTACAACGGCTCCGGTCGCGGCCCTGAGAAGAAAGCGTATGTCTTGGAATGGCTCAAGCAGCGCGGCATTACGGTTGACGAAGCCAAACTGGACGCTATGATCGAGTCCGCCGTTTATGAATTGAAAAGCGGCGTTTTGGCTGTTGGTGAGCTTTTGACTGCCGGGGGCGACGCAACATGAGTGTGCGCATCGGACAGGCGTCGCTCGGCGAAACCGGCGCACATGGACAGAAGCCCGGCAATCAGACCGGCCGCGAATTAAACTTCGCGTATTGGTACGCAGGAAGCTGGCTCGGCGTTCTCCGGTTTAAGGACCGTAGGAAAGCCGAACTGGCCGCGCAGGCGTGTGAAGCTGGCGTTGGCAACAAGAACATCGGCTACGATCAGGACGGCCGCAACACGGCCTATGTCGCAGCGGAGGCCGTAGGCTTCATTCTCAGCAAGATCGACAAGCCTGTGGAAACGGATTGCAGCGCGTTTATGATGCTCTGCGCAATTTCTGCCGGTGTCGATGCGCTGAAAGAAACCTATCGCAAACAGGGCAACTCCTGCACGACCTATTGCATGATGCACGATTGGGTGGGTACAGGCGAATTCGAGCTGCTTACAGACCGTAAGTACTTGGCATCTGACGCCTACCTGCGCCGGGGCGACATTCTCGTTTCCTCCGGCCACACGGTTATGGCGCTGGAAAGCGGAGAAAAGGAGGACGACGACATGGACAAGGAAACCTTTACCGAGCTGTTCCGCGACATGCGGAAGGATCTTCAGGACAACGATTGCAGCGATTGGAGCGCAGCCGCGCGCCAGTGGGCAATCGACAACGGCATCGTGCAGGGCGGCGCTCCGCTGCCTGACGGCTCCGCGAACTTCATGTGGCAGGACATGATGACGCGCGAGCAGCTCGTCACGGTTCTGTACCGTTTCGCGCAGAAGCTCGGCATGATCTGATGGCTCAGAAAAAGCGCAGGAGAAAAAAGCTGGACACGAGCAAACTCGTCTGCTTCCTGCTGATCGGGTCTGGCTTGCTTATCACGCAGGAATGTATTTACCTGATGCGTCTGTGCATCAAGTCCAACTATATGGCATCTGCCGCTTGGCTGACAGCCGCGCTCAGTCTGGCGCAGGTTATCATCATCACGGGCGGCAAGTGTTATTTTGAGCTGGTCAAGTCCGACCACAAGCGCGGCGGCATCACGTTCGAAGCCGCCAAAGCAAACGGCTTTCAGGAGCGGGACGCATCGGACAACGTGGATAGCGCCTTTATCTGAACACACGAGCAAACCCCTCGCATGGCAGAAATGTCATGTGAGGGGTTTTCTTTTTTGCGCGGCTCTGGCGGCTCGCTGTGCCGTTTTTATATTTGCCCATTGATTCTCTCGTCGCTTCGCGCTGCCTAAACTTGCAAGTCCAGCAGCGGCGCGACAGGGGCGCTTATCTTAGAATGGCCATGTGTCCCGTTCGGGGACAAACTCAATGATGGTATTCTCCGGCACGGGGTCGCACGGCTCGCCATCAAAGGCGTTGCCCTGCTTCGTGCAGATGTTGGCCGGCCTGCTCCGGCGCGGGTCAACATCGACATAGAGTCTGCCGTCGCACTCATACACAGGGCGGTCCCAGCTGTCGCGCCCTCTGTATTCCAGCCTCAGCACTGGCGCGGCGCAGAACTCCTCGTGGCTCATGTGTCCGGCAGCTTTCATTGCGGAGCTGGCCGCAGCCAGCTCTTCGGGTGTCCAATCTCTGCTCACAGGTATTTCCTCCCTTCCTCGTCGTCCACGGTGAAATGATAGCCCTCTGTCAGCAAAACTGTTCCACTGCTCGGATCATAGTCCAGCATGTTCCTGCGGCCAATTATATCAGCAGGCAGCTCTCCAGCGGCAACACGGTCGAGATTGTAGGGTGTAGCTTCCCATTTTCCAATATAGCCAGGGGTTATGAGTTTTTTATGCTCCCATTCTTGCTTTGTAAAATGCTTCATCAGGCGCAGCCCTCCTTACTACCATTCTTGCCCCTCGAAGTCTTCCAGCGCATTCAGCGCGGCAATGTGTTCGCGCATAAATTCGTCTGCGGCTTCGGTCTGCCGCTTGATCAGATCTTTGGATGCAGTTTCGGATTCCTCGTATTCGTGCTGAAGCCGCCTGGAGTTATCACAGACTTCTTTGCGCTCACGCTCATCCTCAAGCAAGAGCGCGTGAATGTATTCCAACGTTTTGATCGTCATAAGACTTTCTCCTTTCACTCGATAGCAGCTTCGATGCTGCTGATGGCTTCTTCCAGATCGTCCACGGCATCGGAGAGGTTGTCGCAGGCTTCGTCAGCCTTTTCGTAGCGTTCGCTTTCCTGCATATTCTCCGGGATGTTGTCGCGGTACTCTTCTTCCCCAGCCAGAAGATCTTCAAGGCTGCCTTTCAGCTCCTCCAGTTGGTCGATGATGCTCTGCAGGTTCTTTCTGCGGATTTTGTTCATGGTCTGTCCTTTCTCCCCGTAAGCCCGATAGGTCAGGCGCTTCGTTAATCGACGATAATGATC